TATCATTTATGAGTTTATCCTCGACTAAACGCCACGACTTAAAGTATCTTGTAGGAGCTTCATACGGTTCTATGGAACTACCTTCATTCAACATAACTCTTGTGCTATATTCTGAGTTATTAGTGTAATATACAACCAAGTATGTGTTAGTATCACCTGTTGTAAAAGTTACAGCATTTGAACTATCAGCTTTATAACCCCAAGAAAATACTTGCGCGGTTGCACCAGAACCTGACGCATAATACTTTACATCAGTTGATGAAAGAGCAATTCTAAATCTTGTAGAGCTGTCAATACGCTGAATTGTATAGGTCGTATTAGGTTCAAGGTCGGCGTAATATGAAGCAAGTACTGTTTCATAACCATAACAATAAGAACCAACTTCATAATCCCCATCAAACCAGCCAACGTAACAGCCTTTATTATACTCTGCATAAAGTAAGTTTGCCATAAAATATCACCTACTTTATGTGTTAGAAGGAACAACATCAAAGTTATGCTGTATAAGCCAATCAGTATCTTGCATTTGGGATTCAGTTGCAGGAATAACGCCTGTAGAATAACTTGAAACGTCATAGGGCGTGTTATCACTGTATTTGCGAACAGGAATCTTAACAACACCTTTAAGAGCTTGTATAACTACATTTTCTGAATCATTACTCGTGAGTTTAAAGTCTACGTCATATACATTTTGCATAGCTGGTGTATCTAAATTCTTAACAGCCGTTAAATGGAAGTACACACTATAGCCGTTTACAATTGTTCCTTCCACACGACATCCATTTATCCATGTGTTTGACACACCGCAACATACTGCCTCTGTTGTTGTGGTTGGTGACCATGTGCCTGTATATGTTTCTTTGAATCTACAGTAGTGAGCATAAGTTCTTATAGTAGGGGTATCAGAATTAAATGCACACAGAGGACTCTTTGTATAAGATGTGCCATAATAAGGTATATTAAAGTAGCAGCTATAAAAATATGCACGCTGGGAACCTTGATTATTAGAAGTAGGACTATAAAGATAGTCTGTACGCCTTCCTGTAAATCGACAATTCCTAATTACTGTCTGATTTGTACCGCTGCTACATTGTTGATGTGCAATCAAGGGGGCGTCGAGAATCAAGTTTATAAAATCTATATTTTTAATATTAAAAGTTTTAGTTGTAGATGACAATTCAAACTTCCATTTAAATATAGCTTGTGGAGATAACACAGAGGTTCTTAAATTTATTATAACATGATTTTTAGTTACATTACCCTCTTGGTATGAACCATCTATGGTTAAACCCTGTGTGGCATTAGGTATAATAGATGACGCAACGCCTTCAGGAATTTCGTCATTGCAGTTAATGTCTGCAATAAGCTTTATAGTGTCGTTATTAGCAGCAGAATTGGTAATAGCACTTACAAGCTGCGCCCATGTACTTACTTCAATTGTAGCCATAAAATATCACTCCTTTCATATCACGAAATAAACTGTATCTGGGTCATGCTCTTCCATTTCATCATACTCTTCTTGAGTACACTTTATAAAGGTTAAACCATTCATGTTGGAAGTATTTATTTTGACCTCTGCCATAGGCCTTACATCGGTCAATGCAACATCATCTATGAAAATTATTGAACTATTGTAATATACACCAGCCAAGGGAATCTCTTTAGCATGGGAATCATCTTGACAATCTGGAGCAACTGGAAGGGGTGAAGTTGTTTCTTCTCCTACCAATCTTTTTACAAAAAATCTTCTTTCGTCATAATCACACCTTAAACAAATAATATCAAGGCGTTTATACGAAACATCAGACGGTGGCGGAACTTCGATAATAATATCATCATCGCTTTCTACCCATTTGCCATTTATCCAAGCATAGCCAGGACTTACAATAACATTGTTGGTTCCCGTTGCTCCTTTTCTAACCTTAAAGCTGGTTGAAGTTGATTTACTTTTTCCAACAATACCATCAGAAATAAATCCTTCAAAACACTTAGCAAAATCTTCTGCACTATATTCACGGTCATAAACTCCTTGAACAACTTCAGCATTAAAGAATCCACTTTTAATTGACATACATTTTCCTCCTTATCCGTATATTGTTTTTATCTTCTCAGATACTGTTGGCATTTCATAACCAACAATTAATTCAGAAGAATAAGTGGTTGAGTACTTTTCCTGTACGCCTATTACAATGGCATCTACTTGAATGCCAATAGCTTCATCGACAATTGTAACTTTATCTCCTATGCCATAATCTACACCATAAACAAAAGTTGAATTATCAACATTAAGCTTGCCAGAAATAGTTTCAACCACTTGTAGTTCTGATAATTTCTTTTGGCCTCTTTTATAAAGCATTGCTTCATATTCTTCATCGGGAATAACGTGGCCATCATCTGTTTCACTTTGCAAATCCCTGGCATCTACAAAATGCTCATACCGTTCATAACCAGATAAAGTATAATCACCAACCTCAACTTTGGTTCTACCTGAGTCTTTAAGTTCACCATAAACATAGGCATAGTTTTTATAATCTCTATCAGAAGTATAATAGTCGAAGGAAAATAAATTATCTAAGCTATTACTAAAAATTACTGGGGAATTTGAAGATGCGGAATGGTCTGTACCTTGCAAAATCTGAAAGAGTAATTTTTGCTCACCTGGAACAAATTGTATTTCATAACCCATTGTTGGAGTTAAATTACAATACTCTTCCACAATATCATATAAATTACCTTTATTTTGTCTTTTATAAAGAGGACCTATGATTGGTATATCTTCTGAAACTTCAAAATATCTTATGCCTCTTTTTATACCAGCCACAGGACCTAAATTACTATTAACTAAAGTAGATACCATTTCTGGAGCATCTATTCCACTATCAGCTGCCGCAAAATCACTTGATACTCTTGTAGATAATATTTTTTCAAGGGTTAAGCCTTTGACTTGCAAACTATATTTTCCCTTATCTTCCACTATCTCTACAGTATCAATTTTGATAGCATTTTTACTGCCTGGACTAAGGATATTTCCCTTCTTAAGCAATTCTATATTTTGCTTTGTTGGAATTACCTTTATTGTTGCATCTCCATACTTGGTAAAATACTTTTTCCAGTCAACAGAAATTAATTGGTCAATTATACCTATCTGCCTAAAATTTGAATTATCGACTTGATAGACATCTAAGCTTTGAAAATTTCCTAAAAGCATTCTTGCACCTCCAAGAACCGAGGTGATACTTCTATTTTCAAATCAAGAACATCTACACCATTATCAGCAGAATAACCAATTAAATTATTTCCTGGTTTTAGTGTTATCCAAGAACTTCCCTCAGCCATATATTGAAAATAATTAGTTCTTTCACTACCTATTCCACCTACAATAGATTTACTTCCCAAATTTGTATTTACTTCTATTGTTTCATTTCGTACTACTTGCTTTTGAATTTTGAAAAACTCATCAGTAGTGAAATTATATACTGCAGGGTTCATTACTGAATTTTCGGTAGCCTTGAAAATTATTTTCATACCAACCTCTGTTTGGCCTGTATTTTTTATAATTCTTTGCCTATAATCACCTATACTTCTTACAGCAAATAAAATTGGTTTTTCTTCAGTAACATGAAAAGGGAAATGAAACAAATCAATATATTTTCCAACATTGATTTTAATATCTTGAAACAAAGAAAATAATGGGTATGGACATATTCCAGAAATTTTGAATCTGCAAACTACCTCATTGTTATTTCTTTCCTCTGTATTGGTATATCTTACTGAGGAATCTATTCTCATTTTTATTTGATATTCCTTGTATATAACTAAATACTCATGGAAAGGGGAAAAGAAATTATTTATCCCTCTTTTTCGCTCCGTCATTTCTGATTCAGAATTAGCAACAATAAATCCTGAGATGTCAATATTACGAGATTTATAGGAAGCACTAATTACAGTAACTCCTATCTGATTAACATACTGAGAAGTGTTATAATTTACACTTGCCTGAGTCCAGTCTACATAATCCAAAATATAGTCCTCAGTTGTATATTTATCCAACAATAACTCTTCTTCAGTATTTATGTTTTTTATCATAATAGATTCAACCACATTAGCACCTCCTTAAAATCCTTCTGCAATATCTCTTTTTACTCGTTTAATTTGTCTTGCAGCCTCTTCTTCATCTATCTGGTTATTGGTATAGAAATTATATGTATCTCCACCACCAGAAGTAGAACCTCTTTGGTCTCTATCAGATTCTTGCTGATTAGCTTTTTCTGTTTTAGACAAATTATAACTATAATTCATTTTTGAAACATTGACTAACTCCTCGAGTAATACAACCATAGGAGTTATATCAATTATTTTTGTTTGCATAGTCGTAGCAAATTGGTTAGCCATTCTTTCTTGAATAGCAACCATTTTATTTAATGGCACCAAAATAACCTCTGCTATCATTTCCTTAAGTCTACTCAAAGGAGTAATTACTTCAGGGTCAGTTGCGGCATTTTTATTATCACCTACAATAGCAGCCGTTGGACCATAAGCAAGTCCACCCTTTGCAAGTCTTGGTAAGCTTACATAATCAAGATGACCTAAGTCAACTCCTGGAATCTCATTGATAAAATCAACAACTCCATTTAACATTCCAATGAAGCCATTTATTTTTTCCTCAATAAATTCAAATATCCTATTGACTACACTCTTGAAAGCACCTGATACACTTTCGCCTATCTTGGTACCTACGTTCTTGAAGATATTTACTATCTTGTCCCAAATACCACTAAAGAAGTCACCTATACCACTAAATACAGCTTTGATATTATTCCAAGCTTCTGTAAATTTATCCTTAAAGAATGTACCTACAACAGCAAAAGTAGCTTTAATATTTTCCCAGCGTTCTTTGAAGAAGTCACCAATAACTGAGAATACTGCCTTAATATTATCAATTGCCTCTTGGAATTTGTCCTTAAACCACTTACCAATATTAGCAAATACATTCTTGATTTTTTCACGGATACTTTCTACAAAAACAACTATTGTAATAAATACCGCCTTTATATTATCAACGGCCTCTTGGAACTTTTCTTTGAACCAATTTCCAATGCTTGCAAATACACTCTTTATACCTTCCCAGACACCTGCAAAGAAATCATGTACTGCAGACCATACAGTTATAATTAAAGCTACTGCTTCGTAGAATTTCTCCTTAAACCATTCACCTACAGAAGCAAATATTTCTTTGATTCCGTCCCAAATTCCTTGGAAAAATTCATGCACTGCTGACCATACAGTAATTATGGCCTCAATTGCTCCTCTAAACGCATCTGCAAACCAATCCTTAACTGCACTAAAAATACTCTTGATAGCATTCCATATTGATTTGAAGAAATCAACGATTTTACTCCAAGCATTTTTTATGGCATCTGCTGCACCAGAAAAATCTCCAGTTAAAACTCCTTTGACTACTGCAAAAACAGCCTTAATTCCAGCCCATATTGCTTCAAAGAATTTTACTACTGGGTCCCATACAGCCTTTATTACTTTCCATGCAGTTTCAAAGAATCCGCCCAGAACTTTTGCGGCTATAGAAAATACATTCTTGATAGCATTCCATAATGTTTCAAAATATGGAGCCATGTAATCCCAAACTGCCTTGATATTTTCCCAAGCCTTTTCAAGGATTGGTCCAACAAAATCCCAAAGTGCCTGCCATGCCTGTTTAATAAAATCAATAACAGAACCTACTACCTCTTTTATCTTTTCCCAAGCAGCATTTACTTTATTCCTAAAATCTTCATTGGTTTTATACAGATGAACGAATATAGCAACCAATGCTGTAATGGCAGCAATTATTGCAGTTATTATCAAAATAACTGGATTAGCAGCAAGTATCGCATTAAGGGCTACAACGGCCGTTTTAATGGCATTAACTATCTTGATAATAGTTGATATGGTCTTGATTACCTTTCCAATAATCAATAGTAGCGGACCTATAGCGGCCACTATACCAGCTATTCTTAAAATCATCTTTTGCTGTTCTTCTGATAAATTGGAAAACCAATCTACAGCCTGAGAGATTTTATCAACTACCTTTTTGATAATTGGAATAAGGATATTACCAAGCTTAATTGCTACACCTTCAATCTGAGATTTAAGCAATATCAATTGTCCATTCAAATTATCATTCATGGTATCTGCCATTTGTTTAGCAGTACCATCAGCATTTGCCAAGGCCTCTGTTAACTTATTATAATCACTTTCAGAAGCATTTATAATTGCTAACATACCTGACATTGCTCTTTCACCAAACAGAGCAGAAGCGGCCTCTGCCTGTTCAGCCTCTGTCAAACCTGACATCTTATCTCGTAACATATCCATAACTTCTGCCAAACTCTTCATTGAGCCATCTTCATTGGTTATGGACAAGCCTAAATTTTCCATCCAACCAACGGCTTCTTTTGATGGACTTATCAAACCACTTATTGCACTTCTAAGTGCAGTACCTGCTTGACTTGACTTAATACCTGCATTTGCCATCAAACCAAGAGCAACACCTACATCTTCTGCACTATAACCTAATGCACCTGCCAATGGAGCTACATATTTGAATGATTCACCAAGCATAGAAACATTGGTATTTGCATTTGAGGAAGCGGCAGCTAAAACATCAGCAAAATGACTTGAATCTTCTGCACTTAAACCAAATGCCGTCAAGGCATCTGTTACAATATCAGAAGTGGTTGCCAAATCTTCACCCGAAGCAGCAGCCAAATTCATAATACCTTCAATACCATCGAGCATCTGTTCCGTTTTCCAACCAGCCATTGCCATATATTGGAAAGCATCTGCTGATTCAGAAGCGGAGAATTTTGTACTCTCGCCCATTTGTTTTGCCTTTTCAGTCAAGGCATCTAAATCGTCACCTGTAGCACCTGATATAGCAGAGACTTTGCTCATGGCTGATTCAAAATTAGCCGACGTTTTTACAATAGCAGTTCCAGC